GCAGTGCGCGTGCGCAACATACCATTAGTTGGCGTTGATAATGACACGATATTCGACGTTGATTTTAGAGGTCAAGGTTTATTCTTAATTGACCCGGCAAAAGAGGCAGCAGGCGCAAAAACTGACATTGAAATGGGGTTGCGCAGCCGACAGCAAATTATACGCGAGCGCGGGGGCGATCCAGAGCAAATTACCAAGGAAATAACGCAAGATGAATTCCAAACAACGCAGGCAGCAGAACAGGAAAATGGCGAAAATCAAGAGGTCAATGACGATGCAGAAGATCGAGCAATCAGAGCCGTCAATTAAGCGCAGCATTTTAATAGATCGCGGCTTATATGATGACGAGAAGCGCGCATTGCCAATTGCGATTAGCAGTGAAATGCCAGTTGACGGCGAAATATTGAGTCATAAACCAGAGCATATCGATTTGTCGCGTGCAGACGATAATGGTTTGCCGCTCTTATTTAATCACGATAGCAACATGCCAATTGGTCGCGTTAATGATGTGCGCATAGACGATGATAATGTATTACGCGGCAATGCTACATTCAGCAACACGCCAAAAGCGCAGGAAGTTCTACAAATGATAGATGATGGCACATTGCGTGACGCGTCAGTTGGTGCGCGCCGCAGTCTGACCGATTATGAGATTAATGACGATGACAATACAATTGTTTATAAAGATTGGCAGCCGTTAGAAGTATCTATTGTGTCGATACCAGCAGACGCGAGCGTTGGTATTGCGCGAAAAGATGAAATTGAAACACAAACTAAACCAGAGGTTAAGCAAATGACAGATCAGACAGAAGTAGCATCAATGGATCGTCAGGCTTACATTGAGCAAGGTCGTACAGCTGAGATTCAGCGCAGAAACGACATTGATGCAGTGTTTGACGATCATTTGGACATTGTGGGCGTTAATACATTGCGCAAACAAGCAATTAAAGATGGATGGACAACAGCGCAAGCTGCGACAGAGCTAAACAAGGTATTACGCGCGCAGTTAACAACATCACAAATCATAGACGAAGCAAAGCCAGCCGCGTCAGATGTAAAACGTGAAACACACGTTGAGTCAGGTGAGGACGCGATTGACAAATTGCGCGCAGGCATGGAACAGGCGATTTTAGTGCGCAGCGGTCAAGCAGATGCAGAAACAAAAGCAGCTGCAGCGCAGAATGAGTTCAAATCTTATAGCTTGGTCGATTTTTGCCGCAAATCATTAGAGCTACGCGGCACAAACGTTAATGGACTAGACAAAAACCAGATGGTCAAAGTTGCATTACAACGTGACGGCGGCGGTCTAACAACATCAGACATGGCAGCAGTTGTCGAGAACATTGCAAACAAGCAGATGATGACAGGCTATCAGATGAACGCTGGCAGCTGGCGCAATTTTTGTCGCATTGGTTCATTGACAGATTTTCGCAGCACATCGCGAGTTAATCTAGGTGGCATGGGCGTTTTGAATGAAGTTGCAGAAGACGGCAGCTACGAGCGCAGTTATTTGTCCGATTATAAAGAAACAATGCAAGCAAAAACTTATGGTCGTGAGATCATGGTTACACGCAAGCTGATTGTGAATGATGATGTCAATGCATTGGTTGAATTGCCATTGCGATTTGGTCAGAAAGCCAATCAAAAAGTTGCGTCATTTGTTATCGACTTAATTACAAGCAATCCAACATTGAATGCAGACAGCACTGCAGTTTTTGCCTCAGGTCATGCAAATTTAGGCACAGGCGGCGCAATCAGCGTAACTACATTGGGCGAAGCGCGTAAGTTAATGAGATTGCAAAAAGAGCAAGAGTCAGTAACAGGCGCAGATGATGGCGACTTTATCTCGGTAAATCCGCGTTTCTTGCTAGTGCCAGCTGCATTAGAGACCACAGCACAAGTTATGGTAAACAGTGAGCTTGACCCTACAAAAACTGTAGAAATTGCAGGCACAAACGCTATCAACCCATTTTATAACAATCTAACTGTATTGGCTGACCCAAGACTCGACGCTAACAGCGCGACAGCATATTATTTATTTGCTGACCCGCAAGAGGCGCCGACCATTGAAGTTGGTTTTTTGAATGGCAATGACGCGCCATTTATCGATCAGATTGATGATTTTCACACAGACGGCATAAGCTATAAAGTGCGCATTGATTTTGATGCGACATGGCTAGATTATCGCGGTGCTGTCAAAAACGCAGGGGCATAATCATGGCAAAAGTAGTTACATATGGCGGTGGTGTTGTTACCACTACAATCACAGCTGGTGGCACAGTGTCAGCGGGTGACATATACGAGGGCGCAAACGGCATTGGTGTTTACTCTACAAACGCAGTAAGCGGCGACCAAGTTGCAGTCATTGTCGGCGGGATTGTTGAAATCGCAAAAGCAACAGGCACAGCATATACACTGCTCGACCAGTTGTATTGGGATACAACAGCTAATAACTTAACAAAAACTAACACAGATGTGCCAGCAGGTTTGGCTATGCTAGATGCAGCATCTGGCGCTACAACAGCGCGTATTTTGTTAAATGTAGGTTCTGGCGATAGCTAAACTGTAATTATTGTGGCGGTGTAAAAGCCGCCACAATTTTGGGAACAATTATGGCGCTTAAAAATATAATATGTCACATGATGCAGCATGAGGATGACATTGCTAATCAGTGCAATGACATATTGGATTTGCGCACGCAATTGGGCGATCTGGTTTTGCAGGGTGCGCCAGCATTACCTACACAATGGTCGGATTTTCCAGCTAATTTTAATGAGCTACCGCCAAGCTATGCTCTTGTAGACCAAGAAACTGATGCTTACCCAAATGATTACACAGGCGAGTCAAACGTTAATGTCTTGACAGCAGATGACGGCAACGAGGTAAGCGCAACCCAAAGTGTTGTTACCACAAACACGTATTCGTTTGTGTTTGGTTGGGCTGAAAGTAATATTGCAGGTAATGGGCTGCCTGCTAGTAATGCTTCAGAAAGCTTTTTACAATCTAACGTCAATAACAGTGGCAGTTTTATTACTTACTGTTCTGAATATGGCGAAGTTGATGGAAGCAATCAACCAACAATATCAAACGATAAAATAGTTATCAGAATGAAGTATAGTGGTACAGCACCATTTGGTGTGGATTGTGAATTTGGTTATTTTAATCACACATCACAAAATACCACACGCTTTACAAATATAACTACTACCTTCCAAGATTTTGAAATACCATCAATAAACATAAATAATAGCACATTGGATGTTGTTGGTGGTTTTTACATGAGATTAAATATATTAACATTTGCTACATCAACAATACACGTTGATAAAATATCAGTGGTGGAGGTTTAACATGACTATGCTTTTATTAGTAATAACACAAACAGAGTCTGAAATAGATGATGCTATTGCTGAAAAAAAGCTACAGGGATATATCTATAGTGGTAATAAGCATTACAACGAAGGCACACAGGAATGGATAGCTAACTTCACAAAGGCAAACGATGGCTACGCTGCGTGATGATATACTGACAGAATTAGACACAATCTATGACGCAAACGAATTGGGCGTGACTATAACGACCACAGGCGCGTCAGTTGTTGGTATATTTCAAAACGAATATGCAGACATAGATACAGAGTTTTTGAGCGTGACAGGCAGCACGCCATATGTGCGATTAAAAAATACTGACATAACAAATTTACAGGTTGGCGACAGTTGCACGATTGCAGGCGATGATTATGTCGTGCTGCATCATGAGCCAAATGGGGAAAATGAAACAGTCGTTATTTTGCGGGAAAATTAGATGCATGTGAGACAGCAGATTGCCGATCGAGTATTGGCGCAGTTGGCGGCTGGCATGACTACAGCGACAGTTGCTGCATTCGAGTCAGCGAATATTAGCGATAGCGCATTGCCAGCATTAGTTGTGCGAATGCCGCTAGAAACAGTTGATTATGATTTAGGCACGATGAGCAAACAGCCAATGCGCATAATCGAGTGTCATCTGCAGGCAATATGCAAGGTCACAAATAATGCGCATGTTACGCTAAACAGCATATGTGAAGATGCAGAGCAGGCTATATATATTGACAGAACATTCAATAACCTGGCAGTGGATGTTAAATTAGGTAATACAGAAATAGAGTTAAACAGTGAAAACGATCTGCAGCTAGGCAGTGCAGATATGACGTTTTTAATTTTTTATCGCACGACAGAGGGCGTGCCACAAACAGCAATCAGTTGAGGATTATATATTATGGCAGTTATACATGGTAAAACAGGTGTGGTGAAAGTTGCTGCAGATGGTGGTTCGCCAGCAGCAGTAGGTGAGATAACAAATTGGAGTTTTGAAGACACAGCAGATGCGATTGATGTGTCGGTGCTTGGCAGCACATCGCGCAAATACGTCAGCGGTATTACATCAGCATCAGGCGAGATTAGCGCATATTTCGATAGCACTGATACACAGCAGGCATTGTTAGACGCAGGCGCAGCGGTTGAAATCGAGATACACCCAAGCGGTGAAACCGCAGGCACGAAATATTACAGTTTTACAAACCCGATCATCACAGGTGCTAGTTTTGACGCTGGCGGTGTTGATGGTGTGGCAACAGCTAGTTTTTCATTCCAAGCCGAAGCAGTAACCGAGAGTACAAACTAACATGGGCGTGTTACGTCAAAAAGTCTTAGATGCATACAAAGAGGTTGGCAGCCGCGTAATAGAAGTGCCGGAATGGGATATGCAATTGCATATATTCCCAATGACGTTGGCGCAGCTGTCAGCCATCGAGTCTAAAACCGATGTGATCGACAAGGCGCTGGAAATATTGAAGCAGCGTGCATGCGATGAAAACGGCAATAAATTATTTGATGACGCTGACATTGCAGCATTGCGCAATTTTGGCGTTGGCGAGTATGGACTAGAATTTATCAACAAAATCAGCGAGCAGATGAACAGCGATTTGATTGTTGATGAGGATGCAGCAAAAAAGTAGCAACGGACAGTTTTTTACGCGCTAGATGCGCATTAGCTATCAAACTGCATTTAACGTTGGCTGACATTGACGATATGACATATCGTGAATTTTTAACATGGGTTGAATACGACAAAATCGAAAATGGCTAATCCAACAGTTAAATATACAATAAAAGCAAAAGATGAAACCTCGCGCGGTGTTAAAAGCGCGAGCAAGGCATTATCTGCGCTAAAAAAATCTACTGCAGGCGTTGCAGTTGCGATAGGTTCAATCACAACGGCAGCAGCTGGTTTATTCAAAGTTGCGCAAACATTCGACAATATAAACATGTCGATTAAGCAGACAGAAGCACTTATCAAAGCAACAGGCGGCGCGGCGGGTTTAACAGCTAGCGAGATCGAAAAGTTCAGCCGCGAGTTAGCACTAGGCACGTTAGCCAGCGAGCAGGGCGTTATGCGTGCAGCTAACAAACTACTTACATTCAAGTCGATTGCTGGCGACACATTTAAAGAAACCCTAAAGCTATCACAAGATTTAGCATCTATAGGTTTTGGCGATGTCGAATCGTCTGCAGTGCAATTGGCAAAAGCATTAGAAGCGCCAGAAATTGGATTGACAATGCTGCGCAGAGTTGGAGTGTCATTTAGCAAAACGCAGATTGACATGATCAAGGGCATGGTCAAATTCGGCGATACAGCAAAAGCGCAGGAAATGATACTTAAAAGTATACGCGACCAAATCGGCGGTGCTGGCGAAGCGCAAGCTGAGGGCACACTAGCAGGCGCAGTAGATACGTTAGGTCAAAGATTCCGAGAGCTGCAAGAAACATTAGCAAAAAGCGGCGCATATAATATGGCAATTAAAGGCATTAATTTGATTACCAAAGCAGTGGTTGCATTGAATGACGCATTGAATCTGACTACAGAGGAAGCATTAGCTAGTGCAGAAAAAAGGCTGGCAGATTTTGTAGAAGAACGCGGTCACCTTATAGAAAGCAGCGAAACAGTCGCAAAAAATTATGAACATTACAAACAACGTGTTGCAGAATTGCGCGCAGAATTACAACGCAAAAACGAAACACAACATCGCGAAGTAGAGTTACTAGAGCAAATACAGGAAAAAACGAAAAAAGCAACGCAGGCAGAGGAAATCCGCAATACAGAAATACGCAGATCACAGGAAGCAATTGAGAGATTTAATGCGCAGCAATTAGAAAGCATGCAATTGCTCAAAGATATGCAACAAGCAGCTGCAGAGACTGAATTTGATAAAGTCGTTAAAGACATGGAAGACAACGCAGAAAAAACAAAAACGATCTATGTGACGTTATCGGACGCAACCAAGGATTTGGCAGATGAGATGGTCGAAGTATTTACAAACGCCGATAAAACAATAGGCGATTTATTGAAAAGCATTGCAAGTAACATTGCCAGCAGTTTAATAGCAGATTTTATAACAACGCCAATTGTGCAAGGCATAAAATCAAGATTGCCTAAACCATCAGGCAAAGCAGCAGGCGGAAGTGTTGCAGCTGGCATGCCGATCACAGTTGGTGAGCAGGGGCGTGAGGTATTTGTACCAAGAACAGCAGGCACAATCGTGCCAAATACAAAAGTTGGCAGCAGCGGCAACACAATAAACTTTAATATAACATCGCTCGACCCGAAACAGGCAGCGCAAGTAATATTGGAAAACCGCAACACAATCATCGGTGTGGTGCAGGATTCATTCACACGCGCCGGAAATAACCCACAAATGGCATAAATTATGGCAGGCACGTTTCCAAATACACCAGCACCAAAAAGCATAGTTGTGTCAACAATTGCGCCGACAATGCTAACAGTGTCCCACAATCTAACCAGTCAGCGCAGAACACGAAACGTGCAAAGATTTGGCATCGAGGTTATGTATCCTAGCGGATATGATTGGTCAGCATTCGCGCCATTGTGGGCTTTCATCGTTAAACAAAAAGGGCGCGCAGAGTCGTTTAATTTTGTATTGCCAACATCAGTAATGCCAGCAAACGGCAGTTGGGCAGGCGCGCCGCAAGTCAGAGGAAACAATCAGACTGGCGACAGTGTGAATATACAAGGTTTAACTGCATCGCAAACCGGGATTTGCAAAGCAGGCGATTTAATCAAATTTGACGGACACAACAAAATCTATCAAGTGACAGATGATGCAGATAGTGACGGCAGCGGTCATGCAACAATCAACATTCAGCCGCGACTTGAAACATCACCAAGTAATAATAGCGATATAACCATACACACTAGCAGCAGCGGCATAACATTTAAGGTCGTATTTAGTACAGATGAATTTGCGTTAAATTTGGATCATATCGTTAAATATGGCATTACATTGTCAATGTCGGAAGTTAATTCATGAGTCGTGGACTACACAGCCAAACGCTAGGCATACTAGATGACGCATCAGTATCGCCATTTTATTTGTTGAAATGCAGTTTTGATTCTGGCGATGTCTTGCTGACGGATGCATACAAAGATATTACGAATGGCGGCGAAACATTTATCAGCGTTGGCGCATATTTGACATTTAGTGTTATAAGAGAAACAGCAATGCCGCTGGTAAATCAGATAAATGTGCAGCTGTCAGGATGCGATACAACAGGCATATTTACTAATGTGCTTAATAATAATTTTATCGACAGGCAATTACGCATACACATGGGTTTTTTGCGCGATAATGACAACGTGGCTAATGACCCGTTTTTAATATTCGACGGCTATATGGACGCGCCAGTTATTGTGGAGGACGTTGACAACAACACATCGACAGTATCAATAACAGGCAATAGTATTTGGTCAGACAGCATAACTAAGCGCGCAGGCAGGCATACGAACCTTGAAGAACAACAATTTTATTTTGCTAATGATTTGGGCTTTGAATTTGTTTCTTCCATACCGCAAGATATTAAATGGGGGCGCCAATGATTACCAAATTGAATTATGAGTTAGATTTGGTGAATTTTGCAGATTGTGTGCGCGGCAAACCTTATATCTGGGGTGAGACAGATTGTTGCGCATTAGCGTTGCGATGCATTGGCATAATGACAGATTTTGACGCCGCACAATTTATTGGCTGGAATGATGAAAAAAGCGCAATGCAATTTGCGCAAGAGTATGGCGATTTCTGGAAAACAGAATTTAACATGCGAAGCATCAAGCCGATGTCGTGCGTGACGGGTGATTTTTTAATTGCTGATAAAGCATTATATCCGCGCGCGCATGTTTTGATCGGCACGCATTTATTGAGCAGCAACGTAGACGATGGCGTATTTTTAGTCAAATACGACAGACATTTGACAGGTTTTGCGGAAGGATACAGCATTCGTGGGTGATACAGTAAAAGCATTTATACCTGTAGCAATTGGTATCGCGGCGCCATATGCTATACCCGGACTCACAGCAGGCACATTTACAGCAGGTATCGTTAGTGCAGCAGCTGCTATGGCTACGTCTAAAGTCATGGGCTTGGATGCCATGCCAGATTTTGACAGCGCTACTGCACGCGGTCTGTCAGCTAATGTGACAGGCACAGTCGAGCCGATAGCGGTCTGTTATGGCGAAGTCAGACGCGCAGGCACAAGGATATTTATACAAAGCAACGGCAACGACAACAAATATCTGCATTGCGTATATGCATTAGCTGAGGGTGAAATTGACAGCATAACTAATGTTGAATTCAACAACGAAAATTACGACAACGCACAATTTGCAGGTTTAGTCGATTTTGGCGATGGCATATCAGCCAGTAATCATTTGGGCAGCGATACACAAGTTGCTGATAGCGTGTTGGCTGCAGAGGGCATCGGATGGTCAGCTAATCACACATTGAACGGCGTTGCTTATTTATATGTGAGATTTGAATACGATAAAAAAGCAGTTGAGAAAGGCGAAATAGCATTCCCATCATTGCCAACAGTAATTTGTACGTTGCGTGGCAGAAAGGTTCTGGACGTTACAAATTTAGGCGCTGCAGCTGCTTACAGTAATAACCCAGCAAATTGCATATATGATTACTTAACTAACACGCGTTATGGTCGCGGCATAGATGCAAATGACATAGATATAACGTCATTCCAAGCTGCGCATGCTATTTGTGCAGCCACAGTGAGTAATAGTCCAGATACAGGCGCACGCTATACATGCGATGGCATTATAAATATTGATAATTCGCCATTGCAGAATATTAAAGATTTGCTTACAAGCTGTCGCGGCTATCTAATATTCAGTGCTGGCAAATACAAATTAGTGGTCGATCATGCAGACACAGCATCGTTTACGTTTGACGAAAGCAATATAATTGGCGCATTGTCGGTTAAAAAAGGCAGCAAAAATGATCGATACAATCGTATCAGGGCGCGTTATTTCAATGCAGACAAAAAGCATCAGCCAGACATTATTGTTGAAGATAACACTAGTTACCGCAGCGACGATAACGGCGCTATTATTGATCGTGAAATAGGATTGCCATTTACTACTGACGAGTACAGGGCGCGCCGCATTGCTAAAGCAGATTTAATACAATCCAGATTTAGCACTGTTTTGCAATTTGAGAGCAATTTAACTGCACTCGAAAATGACGTTGCGGATGTCGTTAATGTCACACATCCGACATTAGGTTATACGACAAAGAAATTTAGAATTATTGAATTGACGTTATCGGCGCAAGATACTGTAACAGTGACATTGCGCGAATATGACGACAGCGTGTACACACTAGCAACGCCGCCGACAAAAGTAGATGCGCCAGCATATACACCGCCAGCTGCAGTAGATGTCACAACGACAACAGCATTCAATGAGGCAGTAACACAGCGTGCCAATAATTTTTTGGAAGATTTTGAGAATGGTGACGTTGATGGCTGGACTGTGCAAAACAGCACATTCGTTACAACAGACGATAGCATAATAGGTGATGTGTCGGCGTTGTTGACAAAAACAGTTGCAGGCACATTTGGTTACGCTGAGAAAAGTCTAGGGCTAAACATTAGCGCAAACAGTCTAAATACAGCGAGCAATGGCGTGCGCGTGCAAGTGTGGGCGAAATCACCAAGTAGCAATGCCAGCAATCAAGTTAGATTGCAGCTGGTCGGCACCAAAACTGATAGCACTACATATATATCGAGCATTACATCATTCACGACAACAACGACAGCAGCGCCATTTGGCGTTTTTATACAACCAAACGAGCAGATTGATGATTTGCGTATACGCATTAGATCAGACGTTAGTGCTGGTACAGGCGCGGTCATAATCGATAACGTCAATGTTTTTGTCATACCAGATAGGATCGACACAGGTAACATATCAACATTCATCGACAATGCAGCAATTGGCAACGCATATATTGCAAATGCTGCAGTTGATACGCTGACAATTAATGGCAATGCAGTAACAGTACCCGTCAGTGTGCAGCTAGAAAATGAGATATTAGACGATACACACGCAACGTCATCGGCAGCTACTGCACAATTGGGCAGCTGGCATGACATACCTAACGCAACATTGACATTGCCAGCCGTGCAAACAGGTGCGACACATGGCATCGTCAACTTTTTTGTGTCGATTAATGATATAGATTTATGGAACACACCTAATACGCAAACAGGTAACTATACGCAAAATAGTGACGCAAACAGCGTTGGCGGCATAAGAATATATGATGCAACAAACGCAGCATCAGTTGGCACATTAACATATGGTTTTATAGATTTTGGCGATACTAATTATCATTTTCCAGAAATCGGTAGACCAGCTGTATTTTTAGCAACGTATGATGCTAGTAGCTACACATCATCAATACAATTTAAGCTGCAATATCGCAGCAACACACATTTCGATAATGGTACTGTATACAGCGTAGCACGCATTGGCAGACCAGCTAGCAGTTTTTATCCTAGCGGCACATTTAAGTTAGTATTTAAAGCAATAGAGGGCAAACGATGATTTATACACTTTACAAAAAAGAAACAGGCGAGATCATCGGGCATAAGCAATGCAATGCTGATTTGGTGTTAGACGGCATGGACGATAATATTGCATTCATTGACGGCTTATATAATGGCAATGATTACATAGTAATAAATAATGTTGTTACGCAGAAGCAGGCAAATGACAATGAATGATAACGATCAAAAAGAATTAGCACGCGCAGTTGCAGACGAATTAGTCAAAAGAATACAACGCGAAGTTGGTAAAAGCATTTTAGCAAAAATATTTTGGGTGCTAGTTGGTGGGGTGATTCTACTAGCAATATGGACTGGGCAGATCAAGATTACAACGGGATAAATTATGGTCTCAACTGTAGCACCAGATACTTTGGTTAAATTAAAAGCCGCATATGACGCGAAAGATGAGAACGGCGAACATGTCTACAAAACATGGCGAGATATATTAGAGGCGGCAGGCTTAGTCTATGAGCAAGCGCGCGCGTCATTTTACAGGCGAGAGTTGGAAAAATTTTACCAACAGCCGCACCCGTCACCAACAGGGCATTGTCATCGTAAAACAACATTGCCATATGGAACGCAAACCAAGCAATATGATGGCAGCGTGCAATTAGTTGTCATTTCAGATTGTCATTGGTGGTCGCGGCATCGCGTAGAACCATCTCAAGCATACAGATTTTTATTGCATGTGCTGCGCACATTAGAGGGGCAGCGCGTGTTATTTGTCATTAATGGTGACGCGTTTGACGGCGCGAGTATATCAAGATTCCCAAAAAATGGCTGGGAGCAACGACCAACAGTGAGG